ACGATGACGACGCTGACGGACTAATCGACGCTGACGGACTAATCGACGCACTCGGGCTGCGCGACAGTGACGGCGACGAGGAGACAGATGCCGACGGTGACGAGGAGACAGATGCCGACGGTGACAACGACGCGGACATTGATTTGACGAGGGCATCAATTGCTGACAGGTTAAGCTGAACCGCATCGACCAACGAGAACCGACCATAGGCACGTGTTCCAAGCGGATGCAATAATTTTATCAGGAGGCTTCGATAGCGATCAAAAGACTCAGCGGCTTTCACCACATAGGTATGATCATTATAAAAATCTTCATCCTGCAAGTATTTGTTAGAACTCAAGAAACCGCGAGTCGTGGTAAACTGCCCCTCGTATTGTGTTTCTGTGCCAAGCACAGGCACCAGCGTTGCGTTTACGGCGTCGCTTGGGGCCGTCGATCCGTAAACTGCTGTAACGGTGATCGTATTGGCATCTGTATAGTTGACACCACTCGTATCCACCACAACAGTTTTAATTTGTCCAGCACCCTGTACCACGGAGGCTGTCGCGGGGAAAAAGATGGGCGCCGCGGCGCCATCCGTGCTAGTGCCCGTGCTCACGTCCGCGGCCGCATCATACCACCAGAGTTCCTGCACTTCCGCATCTGTCGCGGATACCGCAACCGTCGGCGGCACCACATATCCTGTGCCCGCAGAAGTCAGCGCGATGGTATTAATGCTGCCATAATTGACAACTCCCCGCTCAACCATCGTCTTGATCGTTGCGGTGGGAAACGTTGCAAAGGTACTCGCCGTGACGGCTGTTGTTATGGGCGTATATGATATGAAGGAAGTATTGTTCGTGACGGCCTCAACGACTACATCTTCACCCGTAGAGGGAAATTTCACATGCGTACCCACAGTAAGAGACCCTGTGAAGGTTGTCCCGACACCTGTGACGACGGTGCATGCTGCCGTTGATGTCACTGTGCCTTGTTGCGCGTTTGCGTAATCTTGTTTAAGAGATAAGTCGGTTGAGAGTAACAAGCCCGCCTGATTGGCGACGGTTTTCAAATAGAGTTGTGTGGTGCCGCTATCCGAGACTGCGTTGCCGGCCAACCCCAACGCAAAATATCCGACCGGTGTGGCGCAGATGCCATCGAGGTGACACGTGTTGGCGTTTACCGATGTGTTCGCGACAGTATCCAGAACGAAGACTCTTCCCGTATAGCCTTCGTCCACGGCCGTGTTCGCATTCACAAACGGCTGTACCGACGTATCTGTCACCAACACCGACACATTTGCCAACTCGGCGGTCGTGTGTGCGCTGTCCGTCCAGACCCACGGCGTATAGAAATCCTTCTCATCGGCCGAGGTGAACACATACGACAAAAGAACATCGAGATCCTTACCGTCAAATGCTGTGACACCAGTGGAATCACCATAGTCTGCTGTTGCCATGGTCACGGTCGCGGTGGCGTTACAGAAGGGTTCGATTGTTAGATCGAGATAGATCGAATCGTCCGTGTTCTCTAGGACAGAGACGTACGCCGACGCACCGATACCAGACGCGCTGCTGAAGATGGCGGGTTCGTTGACAAGAAATCCACCACCACCGTTGGCCACCGAGATGCCGGCAACTGCGCCGGATGTAGTCGAACATACGTGCGCGGTGGCACCATATCCACCACCCCCCGTGATAGTAACAATGTCGCCTTCCGCATAGTCGGTGCCGGCACCGCCGACGGTAATACTGGAAATTACCGCCAGAATAGTTGTTTCGACTTGCGTCGCCGTATCTACATTTAACAACTTTTGCCCGGCACTGAACGTGCCGTGGCTGCTTCCAAACCGCAAATACAATTCGTGAATTTGAAGTTGTTCTGGTCCGACGAGCGACGAGACAACACGTTCGACTTCTGCGACTGCTGTCGCACTCTTAACCATTTGCCCCGCATAATAGGCCGCGACATCCGCCTCGGCCCCCGCACCAGTTAGTTGTACTTTCAACGTCAGCGGCGCAGACCACGTAGCATCACTGGTTTTAAGAATATCGGTGCGTGGGTAATACAGTTCAGCATCCGTATTAAAGAAGACGCGAAAGAACCACTTAATGCTATCTTCTGTGCCTTTGTTCTGATGGAAATCGTGCAGGCTACGCACAAACCAATCAGTAGAAACGTGCGCGTATTGTGGATAGTTCTTTGCGAACATACCCATGAACTGGGTCTTGAACTCATCAAGCGTTGTGGCACTGTCTCGATACTCCAACAAGCGCCGCGTTTCATATAACGGGCCGCCATACACAGTCGTCGTATTTGCGGATACAGCAGACGCAATACTGACGTTCGACACCCCTGTTGTCAGGGTCGACGCCAACTCCAGAAACTCATTATTGGCGATTGCGGACTCGCTGGACTGTATGATGGCTGTGGTGGTACCCCCAAGCAGGATGGATTGCCCCGCAACCAACTCTGTAGTGAAGAATGTGCCCGTGCCTGTGAGCGCAGTGGGAGATGTATTTGAGACTGTACCTGTGAGCAGTGTTTCACGGGGACCATACGCCGGCGTGATTGCTTTTGTCGACGTTGTTCGCCCTTCTTCAAGGAAACGGATAAACGCCGTCACAAATTCGACAAAAACCGGATACTCGCTTTCCGCGAAATCGGGAATTGCCGTCTTAATGAGATGCGTGAAATCTTGGCCGTTAATATAAGGGCGCATAAGATGTTACCGCAACCGGCCGCCTTGATAGAAATCGGTGGCGGCTGTCGTTACTGCATCATCCGCAACATCTACACGGATACTAGTCGCATCAACTGTGAATAGCCGATTTAAGCTCGGCACCAGATCAGACCGTACGGGCAGCGCATTGAGCCGAATGTCCAATTCGTCACCCTCAATATCTGTCGGAATAAATCCCGCAATGGTGACGACGCCTGTCGTAGTGTTCACCGTGCCAATCGCATCTTGCACGACCACCAGTGTTTGCGCCGCGCTCGTGGCGGTGTTCGACAATCCGACGACCTGCAACACATTGTTTGCTTCAGCAAAATAACAGTTCGAAAACGACGTTCCATTCGCGGCGGTATAACCGAATCGGTGCCCTGTGTCTTGTGTCGCGGGAAGAATGACACTCTCCGTTCCCGTACGCAACAGTGGCCCACCAAACTTGAGTGTCAGCGAATTGCTAGCATTGAGTGTGGGATGTATGCGTTTCTGTATCTCTATGCGGGTCAGCGAACTGGAGATGGCGGGATCGGTATCGTCGATGGCCCGTGCAAGCCGCGAGAAACGAAATGCGGTATCGAACTTCTCCACCGCACTCGTCGCATACTCCGAAATACCTGTCTTGATCGCGTCGACAAGCCCCTCTTTGCTGCGCGTGGTCGCCTTCGTGTCATACAACGCCTTCGTGTGGACTATTACATAGACATAATCAGGAATCACAATTTCAGGAAGCACCCCAATAACCTGACGTGGAGCAACCACTGTTTGCATAATGATATCGTGCGTCGAATCTGTAAAGCGCAATCCCACTTTAGGTTTTAAGGCAATATAAACATGTCCGTACGCAGGGCGTTCGTTCACATCATTCGGGTTGCCCTCCTCCCCGCCAAAGACGTTAATCGCCGCAACGCTATCCCCATACTCCGCAAGAATTAATGCCTTATAGTCTTCCCCGGTGACACAGCGATTCTGTGCGGAATACATAAGCGGCGCAACATAGCGAATCTGATCGACATCCTCCGCATCGGTTCCATTGTAACTCGCAACGGTATCGGCATCAATCGTCGCAGTCACACCACTGGCGAGCCCAGAGAAGGAGAGATCGTTGATGGTGAAGGGACCACGAATTCCGTTACCGGCGGCGCCGCGACTGATGTAATAATCTACAAGGACAATATTGCCATGCACTAACTTCTTCCCGACGACACCATTACCAAATGTCAATTCGGGATAACCGTTATATGCTTCACTCACAAGGAAAATCGCATTAGCATCATTGACGAGTGCGACATTGGTCGGTTGGACGAACGTCGTGCGTGTATTGGCTGACGCGCTCTCCTGTACGACGACACTGATGTGCGAGAAACTCGCATTCGCATTGGGTATAATAAAGCGTTGCGTTGGATCGTTCACGTCGACCGTGAATTGAAACGACGCCGGGCGCCCCTCAACCAGCAGCACATCTGACGCCTCATAGTTGTTTGCTGTGGTGGTATTCTGAAGCAGCGCCGTATCATCCGTCGTATAGAACAAATACGACGTATCGTTGGTCAGTTCAAACTTTGTGTTCTTGGGCAACGTGACGGACGTTGCTGAAGAACTGGTCATGACCGCCGTCACGTTCGTGGTAATCACCGCACTCTGTGTGCCGTGCGCATTGTACCCCAACATCTTGGCGTGAGAGACAATTGACGACCGAAGTTGTGCAGTGTCCAGAAACGACTCATTCACCGCCGCGGTCACATAATAGTTATTGTAGAAGGTCACATACGCCAGCACACGCGACAGCAGACGCAAGCCGCTCCCCGTAAAGTCATAATCCGAAAAGGCCGGATCATCCTTCATGAAGGCGACCAGATTACTCAGAATCTGATCGTAGTCCAATTCTGTGATCGGCAGTTGTGCTGGTGTAGTGGGCATGGCTTATCTTAATCTACTGAGATAGAGTGTTAATGTCACTGGCGCCACTTGATTGACAATATGGAAAAAGCATTCAATATCGTACCCCTGTTCATCATTCGTTGGCGTCACCGTGAGGTGACGAATCCTCACACGCGGCTCATACGCAGTAATTGTGGCGTGTATCTCATCTTGTAACATTACCGTCGTAATCGGATCGATAGGTTCGAACAACAACGTATGGATGCGCGAACCAAAATCGGGAAAGAACGGCGTTTCTCCCGTACGTGACAGGATCAGAAGTTTCAACGAACGTTTCACCGCGGCCGCATCGGTCACGGCCACCACATCAGATGTCACCACGTTCCGCGCAAATGTCAGCGAGACATCCTTATATGGCCGCGTCTTGGTGAACGTGGTTGGTATCTCAGGCATATGTCACTAGTATTTAGCGTGTAAGATTAACGGTCCCAACCCGCGTTCGTATGAATGTTGCTCGTCGGCGTACTACCCGTAGGCCCGCACTGCTCAAGCCACTGGGGTTCTCCGCCATCTGGGTCCCCAACAGACCCGATGATGTCAATCACCTGAAACCATTTACCATTATACAATTTTGAGGTGCCATCCTCATTTGCGGGACTCTTATATGCTATCGCGTCGACAGCATGCCCATTGTATTGTTCTTGCCCGGAGGTCTTCATAATATGTCCCCATTCGCCAGGCAATGCGCTGACCACTGCTTCGGTAAATGCCCCACCACCGTATGCGCCGTGTACGTCGCCGCCCAGATTCCATGCAGTTCCATCGCTGTGACCTGCG